AAAAGAAACCAGGAATATGTCTGCTCGCCAGATCGCTCAAGAACTTGAATGTAACTTCAATGCTTCTGGCGATACTGTTATTCATTCGGAAGATATAAATCGTTTGGTAGCTTCTATAAAGGCGCCGGTATATAAAACAGGTTTTGACCGCAACTTATGGTTATGGGAACAATATGATCCAGCTTGTACCTATTTGACGGTTGCTGATGTGGCGAGAGGGGATGGGACAGACTATTCTGTCTTTCATGTTATAAAACTAGAAACTATGGAGATTATAGGTGAGTATCGAGGTAAGCCTACTCTAGAACAGTTTGCTAGCGTATTGGATCATACTGGAAGAGAGTTCGGCAGGTGCCTACTGGTTGTTGAGAACAACAGTTTAGGAATATCAATTTTGGAGAAGCTTCAAGATAGAGAATACCCAAATCTTTACTTCTCCATAAAGGGCACTCATGAGTATATTGACCAGCATCAAGCCCGCGCAATCACAAACTCAGTTCCTGGTTTTACTACATCATCTAAGACCCGACCTCTAATAATCGCCAAAATGGAAGAATTCATTAGAAATAAACTAATTACTATATATTCTTCTAGGACGATCGACGAGTTTAAGACATTCATTTGGAATAACAATAAGGCAGAAGCAATGAGAAGTTATCATGACGATTTAGTTATGGCATTAGCAATCGCATGTTGGGTTAGAGACACAGCGCTTACGGTCAACCAAAAAGATTTGGAATATAAAAGAGCAATGGTAGATTCTATGAGTCTAAATAACACAAAGCTTCATACTACTATTCCAGGCATGATTGGGCACCGACGCACGGCATATAATGAGAATATGAAAAAAGAAATGAAGAACTATCAAGACTTTGTTTGGCTGATTAAGGGATAAAGATATGGCAGACCAGAGAAATAATCCAAGGAATCCGACAACAGACCTCTTCAAGGCTCTGACCAGAATCTTTTCTGGGCCTCTTATTACTCGGCGCTCGCAAACGGGTCGTCGATTAAGGAGACATCAGCTTGATAAATATGCTAGCCGGTTTAAGTCTGCTAGTGGCCAAGCGTTTAAAACCTCTCGCTCAAGAAATGCATACAATTTACAAGCGGCAATAATGAACCAGCACAATCGTGCTGAACGGTATGTGGACTTTGAGCAAATGGAGTATACACCAGAGATTGCCTCTGCTTTGGATATCTATGCAGACGAGATGACAACTCACTCATCATTACAGCCGATGTTGAATATAAAGTGTTCTAATGAAGAGATCAAGGCAGTGTTGGAATCTCTTTATCATGATATTATGGGGGTTGAACATAATCTGTTTGGTTGGTGCCGGTCGATGTGCAAGTATGGAGACTACTTTTTATATCTTGATATTGATGATAAGTATGGTGTTAGAAATATTATTGGAATGCCCTCTACAGAAGTAGAAAGAATGGAAGGCGAAGACGAAACAAATCCAAATTATATCCAGTTTCAGTGGAATACTGCTGGCCTAACCTTGGAAAACTGGCAAGTTGCCCACTTCCGCATTCTCGGAAATGATAAGTATGCTCCTTATGGTACTTCTGTTTTAGAACCAGCTCGGCGTATCTTTCGCCAGCTTGTTCTGCTAGAAGACGCAATGATGGCTTACCGCATTGTCCGCGCTCCTGAAAGGCGTGTTATCAAGGTAGATGTGGGACAGATTCCGCCAAACGAAGTAGAGCAATATATGCAGAAAGTTATTGCCTCTATGAAAAAGAACACGATCGTGGATGATGCTACTGGTCGCGTTGATCTTCGTTATAACCCAATGTCCGTAGAGGAAGATTATTTTATTCCAGTTCGCGGAGATTCTAAAACAGATATTCAGCCTTTGGCGGGCGGCGCCCACACTAGCGATATTGATGATGTCAAGTACCTAAGAGACAAGCTATTCTCTGCTCTTAAAGTGCCTGCATCTTATCTCACTAATGCCGAGGGAGCAGAAGAAGATAAGACAACCCTTGCTCAAAAAGATATTAGATTCGCAAGAACGATCCAGAGATTACAGCGTTCAGCCATCTCGGAACTAGAAAAGGTAGGTATTATCCACCTTTATATTATGGGATATACTGGTGATGATTTATTGAACTTTGAGTTGGCCCTCAACAATCCGTCAAAGATCGCAGAAATCCAAGAACTTGAACATTGGGAAAGAAAATTTTCTGTTGCCTCTGCGGCTACAGAAGGGTTCTTTTCTCGTCGTTGGGTTGCCGAGAAGTTGTTCAGTATGTCTCACGAAGAGATACAACGTAACCAGCGCGAAATTTACTATGATCGCAAATATGATGCGAAGATAGCAGCTGTTGCCGAGGCAATGCAGGAGCAGGCTGCTGGGCTTGGTGGAGGACTTGGTGGTGACCTTGGTGGTGACCTTGGTGGTGACCTTGGAGGTGAAGACCTTGGAGGCGACCTTGGAGGCGACCTTGGAGGCGACCTTGGAGGTGAAGACCTTGGAGGAGCTGAGACAGCAGTTGAGCCAGAAGGTGAAGAGGATGTTCTCTTGGCAGAGCCTGGACGCCGCAAGGATGGATATTATACTCCTCGTTCAAAAGGCAAAAAGTATTATCCTGTGAAGGTAGATAAACGTCCCAAGGGAGCAGTAAAGCGCCACTATTCTTCAGTTGCGGGCGGCTATGTCGATCCAAGAGCAGTATTTCCAGGCAAAAAAGGATCTGGTGGCTTAGATTCCTTGGCGAAAGGGATGTTAGAAAGACAAGGGCCTAATTATAGTGATGCCTTCTCTGAAGCGGAGTATTCTCTGCATGAGACCAATTATGAGATCAAGAGGCTATTAGAAAGCTTGAAGAAATCTAAGGAGTTTGAGGATGAAACTGAAGCATAATAAGAAGCGAAATACTGCGTTTTTGTATGAGTCCTTGCTCAAAGAGTTAGCAAAGGCAGTGACCTATAACAAGGTTACAAAAAAGAATACGATTGTTTCCATTATTCAGAAATATTTTAAAAAGGGTGCTGTCCTAGCAGAAGAGCTAGATCTCTATAAGGCCATCAGTGAAACCCAGCGAGTTGATGTATATACAGCGGAGAGGTTGATTACAGAAACAAAGAAACGGTATGAAACTTTTGATAAGAAGAGGATCTTCAATGAGCAGACCTCTCTAATAAATACAATCAACAAGAGAGTAGGCAAACATACCTTTGGAAATTTTGTTTCAAATTATCGATATCTTGCTACAATCTCTCAAATGTTCTCCTCTGAGCCCAGTGTTAAAGAAAGAGTATTGTTAGAAAGAAAGCTTATTGGTTCTATGGTGGCCAAGTCAAGCCAATCAGATAAAGCCAAAGCAATGCCTCATGTTGACAACCTAGTCTTTAAGACTGTTGTTGAAAACTTCAATAAAAAGTATGACGGCAAACTGTTAGTAGAGCAAAAAGAGCTTCTAAGCAACTATATCTTATCTTTCAATGATTCGGGAGTAGAGTTCAAAGTCTATATGAACGAAACAATCGGCCATCTCAAAGGAGAGGTAGGCCAGCTCTTTGGAAATGAAGAGATCAGTCAAGACCAAGAACTAACAGAAAAGCTAAAACAAGTAAAAGAAACTTTGCTCAAATTCCAGACAAAGAGGATTAGTGAATCCATGTTGGAAAAGGTAATGCAGATACAAGCACTTGTTAAGGAGTGCTCTGAATAATGGCTATCAAGATCACAGTAAGTGGCGAAGAGACACAAGAGAGAATTGATAACACACCGGTCGCGGAGATAGAGCTTCAGCTAAGAAGATCTATGAACGGTGACTACTATATTTCTGATCACTCTGATATTGATATTATCATTATGAAGGAAAAGAAGAAAGTCCTTGTGATTGCGAAAGATCTAATGTCATCTTTGGTGTATGGTGCCCAAGATCGCCTTTTCAGTTTCTTGATCAAAAAAGGACTTATCGATCCTGAGTCCGTACAAGGCGGCTCAGTCTATGGGTCTATGGAAGGTACCCTCCTATCCTCTCAAGAGCTAAACCCTATTAATATGACCATCCTCAACGTCGCTAGATGGATTGATGAAGAGCGCCCATACTTTGAGTTCATGGATAAGTTCGAAGAGATGGGAGAAGAACGATTCACAGAGCCAGATGAAGAAGAATCAACAGAGCTTGGTGAAGTACCTCACGCAGAAGAGAAAGGTTCTATCCGCCCTGGCTATAGTTATGGTCCTTACTGGCAAAGCTATACTTACTGATAGGGAATAGAGCATGAAAAGTATGAAATTAGTTTTAGAAAGGTGGAATCGGTTTGTTAATGAAGCCGAGACCGGAACTCAAAAGCTTTTCTTTTTAATCGGACCTCCGAGCGTTGGCAAGTCTCGTTGGCTGGAAAAAGAGGGACCAAAACATGGAATTGTAGATCCATATATTATTAGTATGGATGATGTGACCGACATGGTTGGTGACAGGCACGGATTAGATTATGATGATATGTTTGCAAAGCCAATCCAGCCAGCCGAACCTGGATATATAGAAGACCAACATTCTGAAGAATTTGGTGAAATGATCGATCAGCCCCTTGAATGGAAGACTTGGGAGCCGAAGGTGTGGTCCAAGGTCGCACAAGCGTCCGGAGAAGCCATGGGTGAGTTTGACCGAGTGGTTGCCGCCGCGTCCGCTTCTGGTAGGGCTATTATTGTTGACATGACGAACATGAACAAAGGTGGTAGGAAAAGAATTTTAGACCAGCTCAATGTTCCCGACCACGAGCTTGTTGCGGTGGTTTTTGATTGGGATGATGATGTGGAGTTTTTGAAGACATCCGCCGCCACCCGTGCTAAAGAAAGATTTGCGCAAACAGGCCGAAAGAAAACCATCCCACCGGAAGCTTTTGATAGAATGATTGGCGGCTATGAGCCTCCAACTGAAGATGAAGGGTGGGACGAGATCATTAATATTCCTGCTTGGTGGACGCAACAATAATGGAACTACTATGGTTTATCCTTGCTTGTTACGGCTTGACGTTTCTTGTCGTATATGCGAGCATTTTCAATAAAATACGACCAAGCAAAGAATGGCTCGGAGGCTTTGGAAAGTTATTCCATTGTCCTTTGTGCTTTGGTTTCCACGCAGGCTGGTTTTTATTTGTCATTAGTCCTTGGACAGAACTATTTACCTTTGACTACAC